GACGTCTCGAAGAGCTGCTCGAAGAGGTACGCCTCGACTTCGTAGAGTTGCGACTCGAAGATTCCGAGTCCCTCGACCATGTCCCCGCCGAGCATGAGAACGGCTTCCCGGACTGGATGATCTTGACGCTGAATCTCCGTTATACGGAGCACTTTCGAGGCGAAGAGGTCGATTCGTTCCGCGCACGTCTCGACAGAGTAGGACGTCGTCTTCTTGCCGAGTTGCCAGTCGGTCGCATGGATGAGGGCGACTTCGGCTTTCTTTGATCGGCGATCACGTTTCGCGATGACCGGCTTCGGAGTCTTGACTGCGAGCGCAGCCTCTCGAGCTGCACGGTAGACGGCTTCGACGAGCTCTTCCCGGGCGGCTTCCTTTGTTGCAAGCTTTCGTTGCGTCTTCTTGAGCGTCGACTGAAGCTCTTCGATGATCTTCAGATGGTCGAGTTCATCTCGCGGAGGCATAGCCCTCTAGCTTTCTTCGGTATCGGGTGAGTCCGTTCTCGTTGACGCCTTGCAAGCCTTTAGAGATCATGAGGTCGAGAATCGACCGGGTCGAGTAGATGTCGGCTCGACGTAATGCTTCGAGCCATTCCTCCCGATCCTTCTTCGTTTGTGCGTCTAAGAACTCGTTGATGATGGCGTGATGAGTCTTAGTCGGATGAAGTTCGTCCAGAATCCCCACTATGAGCCTCCTCGTCGTCGATGTGTTGGATTAGTGCTTCCGTAGCTTCATCGAGCGAGTCCTCGATCTCGTTGAGGTGATCGTCGATAGCTTCCAGCGTACGCCGAACGAAGGCGTGATCGGTGGCATTTTCGCGTCTGGCGCGCTCTATGAGAGCTGCCGGGAGGCCTGCGGCGATCACTCCGAACGCTGCGATGATGGCGACGAGGACGGTTTCTGTCATAGGTTCACTCCGGAGGGGAGGGTTTCTCCGAGGACGTACCGAATGTGCCACGGTTCGGACTGCACTTCCCAGCTCCAGCCGAACTCGTCGCAGTGTGCGAGGAGCCATTCGAGGCGCCCGTTCTGTCCGACGTTCCAGATGTCTACCGCGCAGCCCCAGCCATGATTAGAGGTTCCCGCCGTGGCAAGGGGAGCTAATCCGGGCTTTAGGTACCATGTCGCACCGTTCCATGTGCGGGTCGGACGTCCGGCGAGTGGCGTCTTTGTGTAGCGCTGGAGGAAGACGGCTTCCTGCACTGAGTAGGGACGATAGGCGTCGAAGGCTGACGTCGGTCGGAGCATGATTCCGTCGAGCTTCGCGGCTTTCTTCATAGCGGCCCATGATGCCGCCGCAGTCAGATAGAGGAATCCGGAGGGACGAATCGCGGTAAGAAGATCGGGCGAGAGTTTTCCGTTCTGCTGACCTTTGAGGCCAGTAGGGAGAACGAATCTGCGGACGGGGAGACTATTCGGAGCCACGACCGAACGCAGCGTCCTTCGGGTTAGCCCATCGCATGAGAGGAGGTAGAAGAGCTGCTACCGCAGCCTTGACGAGGTCGTCCGGGGCGTAGTTGCCGGTCGAGGCGACTGCGATCACTGCGGCGACGACGCTTCGAGCGTACGAAGTGAGCGCGGCTTTCTGGGATGAGTTGAGCGTCATGGCGTAACGAATCTATCTGTGGCGGAATCGTAGAAGTCTCCCGGTGTTGCGAACTTGCCGCGGAAGGGTGTTTTTCCTTCTTTGTGCTGACTGTTTGTTTCGGTGACTCCGATCGGTTCACCGTTCTCGTCAAAGATCGTTTCGCCTGCGTAGTAGGTGTTGTACGACGTGCGGAGACACTGGAGGCCTCGAATGTTCCCGTAGTACGTTTCCCAATCGGTTACGCCTTCGATGAGGTCGTCCTCGTCTCGTCCGGCGATGACTTCGACGACTATCGAGTCTGCGTTTATAAATGCGTAGTGAGCCATAGTTAGAAGACGATCGAGTCGGTTCCTGCGGTGAATGTGTAGACGCGGTATCCGGCGCGGCTGACAGTGGAGACGGAATAAGTGAGTCCGGCACCGATCGAGGTGATCGGTGTAAATGTGTCTGGATAGGCGATGATGACGACTCCGGACGCTCCGTTAGCTCCTCCGGGTGTCGTGTTTCCATTCGATCCGCCGCCGCCTCCTCCGCCGAGATTCGCAGCTCCCGAACCGCCCGAGGCTGCGACTGTTGTATCTTTGTAGCCGCCTTCTCCGCCTTGCGCTCGAGTGACCGATGCTCCAGTAATGGAGGAGGCGCTTCCTGCTCCTGCTGGGCCGCCGCCATTCGTGACGCCAGTAGAGCCAGCTCCGCCAGCACCGCCGCCGCCGCCGGCTCCTCCTTCTTGTCCGCCGGTGTTGCTTCGGCCTCCCCTGTTGCCTTGTCCTGCCGGTGACGCTGCTCCGCCGTTATCGCTTGCGACGTATGCAGATCCGCCGCCGCCAGAACCTCCCGCTTCTCCCGAAAGGTTCCCGGCGTTACTCGCTCCGCCGCCGCCACCGCCGCCGGCCGCGGTAATGCTGCTGAAGACTGAGTTAGTTCCGTTACCGCCTGACTGTCCAGAGTTATTGGCACGTCCGGCTCCTCCGGCTCCGATCGTGACCGTGAGAGATGCTCCGGGTGTCACCGAGAACGAGGCGCTCGTTAGATAGCCGCCCGCGCCGCCGCCGCCGCCCGAGCCGTTCGTGTTCCGTTGACCGCCGCCGCCTCCGCCGCCTGCGAGGACGAGATACTCCACGCTCGTTGGCGCTTGCTGGGCGGCTGCCGCGAAGATACCGATGAGCGGCATGACTAGGAGCTCAGGTTGCCGAAGACGATAGCCGCGCTTGATGAAGTGAAGAGGATAGTCGCGGCTGCGTACTGTCCGGCGAGCTTGAGTTTTGCTCCTTGACTATTGACGGTGGCGCCTGCTCCTGCGGCGATCGTGACTTGACCGGCTCCGAGCTGCACGACGTTTACTGTGTCGCCTGCCGAGAAGACTGCATTAGGCACCGTGAGAGTGATCGGCGAAGCGTTATTTAGTGTGACGTACTCTCCGACGTCGCCGACGACGAGAGTATAGGTCGTTCCGGTTTGCGTGTTTGTTTCGAGGTTCCAGCCGGCGTTCGCTTGGAGTGTCGTCATCTGCGCCGCTGTAAGGACTTGTCCAGCGGTGAAGGTTTGTTTCGCCATAGTTCCTAGAGCCTAGCCGACTAGGTGAGGACGTTGTCCGCGTCGAGGCGTCCGTAGAGGACGTCATCGAGGAGGAGGGCGTAGACGATGGTCGTTGGAGCCGTGTAGAACGTGACCGTCTCGCCGCGTAGGTCGATCCGGTGGGAGATGCCTTCGACGGTGAGCTCTTCGGTGACGGTGAGCGGGGAGCCGGTCGTGAACGTGCGAGTGACCGCGATCGTTTCACCGATCTCGACGTCTGCGACCGCGTTCTTCTGGGCGGTAGTGAGGGAGCCGAAGAAGGTAGTGACGCCTGAGAATCGTGGCTCTGGGGAGCCTTCGAGGAGGTAGTTTGCGAGCGTGAGCGCTTGAGCGTCTGTGGAGAGGAGGGAGTCGGTGATGCTTTCGGCCTGCGTGAAGTAGAGGGCGATCGAGGTCGGGTCGGTGGCAGTCTGGGCGGTTCCTCCGGGGCGTTGCACGGTTACCCGGTTGAGGACGGAGTCGACGGTGAAGTCGACGAAGACTTCCCTATAGGGCGTGTTTGTGCCGTCGTCGGCGAACGTAACGCTCGGAGCTGAGAGCGTGTTTCCGATTCGAGGCTGGAAGACGAGGTCGCCGTCTGATGCTCGGACGAAGATTCGACCGCGTTCGGCTGCGTCTATTTTGCGGAGGTAGTCGAGGGCGTTTGTGCCTTCGGCGATCGCATAGTTGCCTAGTGTTGTCGTCCCGGTCGTAATGTCTCGAAGGGAGGCGCTCCAGCCGACTTCGGTTCGGTCAAGGATGGTCGAGACTCGAGCCGAGGAGAGCTCTTGAGAGGGAGTGAAGGCGTTGAGGAATGAGTTCGAGAGGATAAAGAGATCGTCGGCTGCGATAATCGTCACTTGGGGGATAGCTTTCGGGCCGACGTAGTCATAGGTGAAGTCCACGACTCGACCGCGGAAGATGACTGTCGAGTTCCGAGTGATGCGTATCTGACGCAGAGGGGAGAGTCCCGGGGTGTCGTCGAACTCGTCCCAATAGATGCTCGCTTCGTTATACGGGTCGAAGGCTCGAGTCGTGTCGCGGGCGATAATCGTGGCTCGTCCCGGGGCGATCGAGTCGAGGACGGTCTTCTTTCCGCGGTCGATGTTCACGGAGACGACGTCGATCTCGGCGAACTGGTCGACGCCGTCGAGAACGTAGGTCGTCCCGTTGAGGATTCCTTGCTGAGTGTCGTCGAGTACGAAGCCGTCGCCGAAGCCGACGTCGAGCTCTACGGTGAGCGTCCCGCCGGTGATGATGTTCGCGGGCATGGCTCAGACTGCTATCTGAACGTCTAACGGCCCGGAGACGAGGTTATAAGTCTGGAGAGCTTCGACGACGAGATTCGGAAGGTTCGCGTCCGC